TTGACGGCGTGAAAGAAAATCCGCTCACTGCATACGACGTAATCCACATTACGGAAATCCGCAAGGCAGGTGCAGATAGAGGCATCAGCCGAGTAGAGGAACTAAAAGATAATCTTGGTCTGAGTGCAGCACTGCAATCTTTCGCAGCGCGATTCTTTGGACAGGGCGCAAGCACAAGTGGAATTATTGAATACCCTGCATCACTAAACGAAGAACAGGCTAAGAGTCTGGTTGCAGCATTTGACAATAAGCATTCAGGTTTCCGCAAGGCACATAAGACAGGCCTGCTTACTGGCGGCGCTAAGTTTGTTCGCACTGGCGTTAATCCTGACGAAGCCCAAATGCTTGAGTCAAGAAAATTAGCGATTGAAGAAATTGCTCGCATCTTTAGAGTTCCGCCACACATGATCGGCGTTACTACTGCAGGCGCTATGTCATACGCATCTGTAGAACAGAACAGTATTAACTTTGTAACTCATACCTTGCGACCATACATAGTCAAAATTGAAGATGCCTATTCGCAGTTATTGCCACCAAGCGCATTCCTAAGAATTAACGTAGATGGATTATTACGTGGCGATTTTCAAACGCGCATACAGGGATACTCAGTTGGCTCGCAGGCTGGATTCTTTTCTACAAACGACATTAGGCGCTTTGAGGATTTGCCTCCCGTATCAGGCGGCGACACTTACAGAGTGCCACTAGCGAATGTTGATTTAGCGGCAGCGTCACTTGTTGAAGTGGACAAGAAAGTAACTATGGCTCAGAAACTTATTAATAGTGGATTTGCGCCTAGCGCCGTATTAGCCGCGCTTGATTTGCCAAGCATGACCCATACAGGCTTGCCACCAAATGCCTTGCAGATGATTGCATCAATAGACCCTGCTAATCCTGAATCAGTTTACGAGGTTTAATAATGGCAATTACATCAGGACAAACAACTGTTGGCACAACCCCAATAGGGATAAATGGCTCATCAAGTAACCCATCTCGCTTGCATGTTCATAATAACGACAATACGAAAACTTTATTTCTAGGTGGAAGCGACGTAAGCATCACTAATGGATTAGCGCTGCAAAAACTGGATAGCATAGAACTGACACTTAACGCTGGCGAAGCGCTTTATGCGATAAGCGCATCTGGCGACCACATAGTTTCTTGGCTAAGGCAGACTTTCTAATGCCTTATTACATTACAGAAAAAGCACAGGGTTGCTCAGGTTGGGCAACGATAAAAGAGGATGGCGAAGTTATTGGATGCCATGCGACAAAGCAAGATGCAGTAGATCAAATGGTCGCAATTTCACTTTCTGAGGATGTAGAAGTTGGCGGCGAGCGCGCATTGCCTAATGAACTGCAGGTTGGTGACTACGTTTCTTGGAACTCATCAGGTGGTCGCGCCAGAGGCGAAATCTTGCGAATAGAAACATCTGGAAACTTAATTGTTCCCGAAACTGATTTTTCCATTTCTGCCACTGAAGAAGACCCTGCAGCACTAATTCAGGTCTATCAAAAGGTGGAGGGCGGCTGGTCCGAAACTGACGTGGTAGTAGGCCATAAGTTTTCAACACTTACAAAGATTGACGATCTTGAAGAACCAGATAATGAGGACATGGATGATGACCGCGCCATTAATCAAGATGCTCCAAGTTACATGCGTGCAGCCGCTAGGCGTGGGCTTGAATACTACGCAGACGGACAGGGCGGCGATGGGCTGGTAGATCGCACTATCCGCGAAGCCCGTCTTATGGCACAAGGCCAAGTATCTGACGATAAGTGGATTCGTATTGCAGCATGGATTGCTCGTCATTTGGGTGATCTAGACTCACCTGATGCGAACCCTAGTTCCGATAATTACCCAAGTGCAGGCGTTGTTGCTCACTTGCTTTGGGGTTCTGGACCTAGTAAGTCACAAGCAAGACGCGCTCTAAATTATGCGCAAAATGTAGTCGAACGCATACGGGCTGAAGAAGAACAAGCACGATGGGCAAGTTTGAATGTAAACTTAAACAATGACGAGAGGATTCCTGTGACCAGTAAAGTAGAGCGCCGAGTAAATCACGTAGAGTTTGATGTGCGCGACATTGACGAAACTTCAAATGGCATGACCTTTCGTGGTTACGCTGCAGTATTTAACTCCCCTAGCGAGCCGCTTCCATTTACTGAGTTCATTCGTGAGGGTGCATTTAAGCGCTCACTGAAATCACGCAATGAAATCAAACTATTTGTTAATCACAATACCGACAGAGTTCTAGGCTCAACACGTGCAGGAACGCTTAGGCTTATCGAGGATTCACGTGGCCTATTAGCCGAGGCAGACTTGCCACCAACTACTGACGGTAAAGACCTATCAATCCTTATGCAAAGAGGTGACGTGAACTCTATGTCATTTGGCTTTAGCGTTCCACCAAATGGCGATAAGTGGATTGACGATAACACCAGAGAATTAAACCAAGTACGCCTGCATGAAGTTTCTATCGTGACTGGTTTCCCTGCCTATCAAGCAACTAGTGCGTCAGTACGCTCGCTGGAACTATTGTCAGAGCGCACTCGTATTAATGCTGACGATCTTGCTGATGCCATTCACCGTTTAGAATCTGGCGAGGATTTAGAGGAACAGCACGCTTCACTTCTAACCGAAGTCGTACAGAAACTAAGAAAAGACAATCAACCAAACCAAGACCAGTTGCTAGAAATTAAGCGTAAGCAGTTGGAACTTATGATGAAAGCGTTTAACTAATGAATGTAGAGTCAGTAAAGAAAGCATTACTGGAAGCCGCAGGCAATCCAGAAACAGGCACGATCTTTGAAATAGCAGAAGATTTATCTAAGGCCATTGTTAAAGCACACTCGCCAAAGCAAGAAGAACGAGTAGTCAAGCCAACAGAAACTCGCTAATAGCGACAATTTTTGTGACATAATAATTATTGGTGTGAGGAGCCTCTGCCATCACCGTTGTACGGAGCCGTCGCGGAAACCAACAACTACAACAACAGGAGTAAAGCCATGTCGGCTGAATACATTAAGGCGCAACTAGAAGCACGCGCCACCGCTTGGGAAGAAGCCAAATCACTTCTTGACCACGCCGCAAACGAAAAGCGCGATCTAAGCGCTGAAGAAAACCAAACTTACGACCGCATCATGGAAGACCTTGATAAGCGTTCCGCAGTTATCGAACAGATGAAAGAAGTATCTGCTCGTGAAGAACGTGCAGCCGAAGCCATGCGTGGATTTGAAGCACAGGCACGACCAGAAGCAGCAGCAACAGTTTCAACTGATGCTGACACAATTCGTGCAATGGCACGTGGAGAAATCCGCTCATTCGACTTTGAAAAGCGCGATGTTCTAAAGACCAGCACTGGTTCTCCAGTACCGACCTCTTTCTACGATCAGGTTTTGATGCTTGCTCGCCACGTAGGTCCAATGCTTGAAACTTCAACAGTTCTTAACACTTCAGGTGGAGAGAACCTACAGATTCCAAGTTTGGCTACTTACAGTTCAGGAACTGCATTTGCAGAAGGAAGCGCAATCGGCGAGTCCGATCCAACTTTCAATGCGTTTGTAACTCTTGGCGCATACAAGTATTCATTCCTAACTCAAATGTCACGTGAGTTAATCGAAGATGCTGGTGTTGATGTTCTTGGATTCCTTGCAGAGCAGACTGGTAACGCACTTGGTTACTCAGTAAATGCTGCATTGACAACTGGAACTGGCACTGTTCAGCCAAATGGTCTTATGACTCGCACAAGCGCAGGCGTAACTGGTGGAACTGGCGTTGCAGGCGTATTCACTGCTGATAACCTAATTGACTTGGTTTACAGCGTTGATGTTGCAGGCCGTCGTCTAGCAGGAACTGGTTGGCAGATGAATGGCGCAAGCATTGGCAAGGTTCGCAAGTTAAAGGACTCTGCAGGTCAGTACCTATTCAGCCCGTCACTATCGGCTGAAGCACGCGACCTATTGCTTGGATACCCAATCTACGAAAACCCAGCAATCGCTGATACCGCAACCTCTGCTAAGTCAGTTGCATTCGGACACTTGCCGTCATACTACGTTCGTACCGTAGGCGGCATTCGTCTTGATCGCTCTGATGATTTCGCTTTCTCAAACGATTTGGTTACATTCCGTGCAACCATTCGCGTTGATGGAAACCTAATCCAGACTAGCCACATCAAGCACTTTGTTGGTGCTGCTTCCTAATTATTCATTAGGACAAAAGTGTCCCCCCTCCGAGAGCGCAGGCTTGGAGGGGGGACTTCTTTATTTACAGGTCGCGCATCATTTCATCTAGCGCTTCGATATCTAATGACTCGTCGGTGTACGAGTATCCGTCGGGGGTATGGCCTAGCCCGTTTATGTAAACAAAGCGCTGGTATGGATTTACGGCAGCCATTGGATCTTTGTTGTCGGCTGCGTATGACATGAATCCGCGTGCCTGCTCATAACGCTCAGCGTCATTGTTAATCCATAGAGCCACATTCCAAGTGGCTCGGTTTTTCCAACCGTTGTAGTCGCTCATTATTCTGACTCCTTTTCTAACATTGCTGGCGCTGCATCACAAGCAACGCATGGCATGGTCGCGCCAAAGTCACTCCAAGGAACTTGCTGTTCCTCGAAGCACTCTAGGCAGATTACTGATTCCGTTGTTGGCATTTTGATTTTCATAATTAAACCTCGCATACTTCACAGTTAGGGTCAACGCAGTAGGTAGGTTCATTTTCTTTCACGTAAGGTGTGATGCTCGCTGGGAATGCTTTAGGTGGTGCAGCGACCGCGTACTTAACAGCGCTCATCAAATCGAAGCGATACTTACCAACTGTCAAACGTGCAACGCTTGAATAATCAACAGCCACTCCAAGGCCGAAGCAAAGGTTTTCAAATTCCTGCTCGGTTAAGTAGTCGCCATGACCTGCTTCCTTAAAAGAAATCCATAGGTCGAATGCTAGGGCTTTCTGTGCTTGCGTTAGTTCTTTCATTTTGGCCTCCTTTGCCTGCAGCCCCTGTTGGCTACCCTCTAAGTATCGGGGGTTTTGTATTACATGTCAAGGTTCTGGATAGCCTGCAATTACTGGGGTTTTGGGATAGGCTGAGGCCGTATCTGGAAAGGGGTGCAAATTATGGGCATGACAATCGGGTGGGCTTCCAACGCTCCTTGGGCTGCTACTGGCTATGGAACTCAGAGCGCTCAGGTGATTAGTCGCATGAAGAAAGCAGGACATGATGTTGCTGCTTTAACTAACTATGGATTAGAGGGTGGCAAAACTGTTTGGAATGAAATCCCAGTTTATGCTCGTGGTTCTGACCCATACTCTAACGATGTAATTCCTGCACACATGGCTGACTGGATAAATCAAAACTCATCAGAACAGCCGCACGCTTTAATCACGCTTTACGATGCTTGGGTTTTCAAAGGCAAGCAATGGGCAGACTTTAATGTTGCAAGTTGGGTTCCCATAGATCACATGCCAGCGCCGCCATCAGTTGCGGCTTGGTGCAGACAAGACTTCGTGACACCTATTGCAATGAGCAAATACGGAAAGGCAATGCTGGAGAATGTAGGAATTGAATCTCTTTATGCGCCGCACGCTATCGAATCAGTATTCAAACCAACACAACTGGTTAAGTTAAATGACGGCAGTTCAATCACCGCTTGGGAGTATTTACAAATCCCAAATGATGCTTTCGTGGTTGGCATGAATGCAGCCAATAAAGGTGTCTATCCAAACCGCAAGGCTTTCGGGGAGAACATTTTGGCCTTTTCTATGTTTGCTCAAAATCATGATGATGTAATGCTTTACTTGCATACTGACGCAATGGGTTCGCTAGGCGGCATCAAATTAAGAGAACTAATTATGAGTTGTGGAATCCCTGAAAATAAGGTCGTATTTGTTGAGCCTTACTCATACGCAACTGGAATCCCGCAAAACGTACTGGCCGCTATCTACACCGCAATGGACGTGCTGCTTGCTACTTCCTATGGCGAGGGCTTTGGCGTTCCTACTATTGAAGCGCAGGCCTGCGGCACACCAGTAATTGTTTCAGACTTTGCAGCATCTAAAGAACTTGTTGGTGACGGCTGGTTAGTGGGTGGACAGCCTCTCTGGGATGCGCCACAAACTTCATGGTTTCACGTGCCATCAGTGCCAGAAATTGTTGATGCTCTAGAACAGGCGTACAACAGGGGCAAAGGCCGATCAAAGAAAGCCACTGAGTTTGCAAAAGATTATGGTGCTGACGCAGTATTTAACAATCACTGGAAACCCATACTCGAAACACTTAGCGCTAAATACGAAAGTCGTGTCGTAGAATAAAGACATACTTTAGGAGTTTTCTTGGCAATCACAAATGGCTACGCCACACTTGCACAGGTTAAAGCGGCATTACGCATCAGCGATAACGTAGATGATTCTCTGTTAGAAATGGCAGTCGAATCTGCGTCACGCGCTATTGATGGGTACGCAGGCCGATACTTCTATTCCTCTGGCTCTGCCGTGCGCTATTACGCTGCAGAAGATGATTATGTCGTGCAGGTTGATGATTTATCCAGCGCAAGCATTACTTTGCAGACAGCCAACAACAGCGACGGCAACTTCGTTTACACGTGGGGAACAGCCGATTATCAACTAGAACCACTAAACGGAAACGCTGATGGCATCGTAATCCCGTACACACGCATCAGGGCAGTCGGTCAATACATCTTTCCGATAGACGGCGGCGAAGCGCTAGTTAAGGTCACTGGAACTTTTGGATGGGCGAGCGTGCCAATCGCGATTACTCAAGCATGTATCGTGCAGGCCTCACGCTTGTTTAAGCGACTTGACAGTCCCCTCGGTGTGGCTGGCTTTGGAGACCTTGGAGTCGTGCGAGTAGGCAGGGCTTTAGACCCAGACGTTGAGCAACTGGTAAGTCCGTATCGCCGAATGCGAGGCTTTGCTTAATGGCAAACATCAGCGCGCTCAGAACGCGACTTGCTGCCAATGCTGCAACGATTACTGGTCTGCGTACAGCCGCCACTATTCCAGACAATCCGAATCCTCCGCTCGCCGTAATCGTTCCATCAAGTCTTACGTTTAATGAGGCATTTAATTCTGGAATGAATACCTACACTTTTAATGTAATACTCATGGTTGGCAAAGTTTCTGAGCGCTCAGGCCAGAACTCACTAGATGCTTACTGCTCAAGCACTGGCAGTTCCTCCATGAAGCGAGCGCTGGAAAGTGATAAAACTCTAGGCGGCAATGCTTTTGATGTTAGAGTTACTGAAATTAGAAATTACGGCGAGATAGCCGTTGGTGATGTAAACTATTTATCGGCAGAGTTCATAGTTCTCTGCTACGCAGACTAGGAGTAAGAATGGCAAAGTTCGCCGCAACAGACTACAAGGTGACAGTGAATGGAACCAACCTATCCACTTCGCTTCAAAGTGTTGAATTAAGCATTGAATCAGATGATTTAGAAACAACCGCATTCGGAAGTGAATGGCGCAATCGCATTGGTGGATTGAAGTCAGGCTCGGTCACATTGTCTTTCTTCCAAGACTTTGCTGCTACCGCCGTTGATGTAACTTTATTCCCATTGTTTAACACTGCCGCGACTGTTGTTATTGTTCCAACTTCAGGAACTGTAAGCGCAACAAATCCGTCTTACACATTCAACGCGCTTGTTACCCAATACACTCCATTCGCATCAAGCGTTGGCGACATTGCAACACTCAGCGTAACTTGGCCTGTTGCTGGAACTGTAACGAGAGCAACCGCCTAGCATGAAAATGAACCTGCGAGTCGAATACTCTGACAAGACCATCGAAGAAGTCGAGTGCAACATTAGAGATTTTGTTGCGTTTGAATCTACTTGGAATAGAAGTATCGCAAAACTAGAAGATGAAATGAAAATTACAGACCTAGTTTGGCTGGCTTGGCATTCCATCTCA